ATTGACACGGTCAACAACACCAAGCTGGTTAACGAGGTGTTCGATGTTCTTGAAGAGAGGACTGACACACTCTACGTTGTGACCACTCCCGACAAGGACAGCGGTGCTGGCGACTACGCAGACGACATTCCAGAGGTTGAGGACATGGTCAACGAGTTCGTGGACAAGGACCTGCACTCTGACTATGCAACGACCTACTACCCCTGGGTCAAGATTGAGGATGCTGGCGAATATGTATGGATTCCCGCAACACGAGACGTTGTAAGGAACCTCGCAGAATCTGACAACACCAACACTACCATGAACCTGGCTCCCGCTGGAACCACACGTGGCAAGGTTGATGCAATCAAGGCAAGGAAGAACCTCAAGAACGGCGAGTCCGACGAGCTGTATGAAAACAACCTCAACCCCGTGCGCACCTATGCACAGGAAGGCATTGTAATCATGGGCCAGAAGACCCTCAGGGCCGAGGACGACCTCCTCAACAGGGTTGACGTCCGCAGGATGGTTATGAGGATGAGGAAGCTCATTGCAATCGCATGCCTGGGTCTCATCTTCGAGCCGAACGACAGCAACACCGTCAAGAGCTTCAAGAGTATCATCGCTGGTGTAATGCAGACCTTCATGGACAACAGGGCAATCCAGAAGTGGACAATGGAGGTTGACGACTCACAGGAGGCTCGCGACAGGCTTGAACTCAACGCAACCATCTACGTAATGCCTGTAAGGGCTCTTGAGTATATCACACTCAACTTCGTGGTTACAAACAACGAGGTATACTTCGAGGCTTAATTCAAAGAACGATTTTGGTAGAGAAAGTCGGGAATCAGCAATTGGTTCCCGATTTTTTTTTGCTGTGTTTGTGATATTTATTGGTATGTTGGACAAGAAGTTAATAAGTGAAAGTATAGACCTCGAAGGTGTTGGTGAAGTTGTCGTCAACTGGGATTTTGACGAAGACGATTACAGGGAGTGGTTGCAGGAGAACGGTTATGACAACGACCAAAATTCCTGGCTTGAGTACGTCAATGACAACGTAACGTTCGAGTTGGAGTATGCCGACAACGACACGTTCCACCATTGCGGCTACTACAACGCTTCATTTTATGAAATGGTTGATGCATTCGGTGAAGGCATTGCCAACAGGGTGTTGGAAGAATTGAAGGAGAATGGTGAGTCAAGGTTCGAGACACAGGAAATATACAATTCCCAGCAGTTCGACGTAAACAACCCAGACGAGCTCAACAGAGTTGCCATGCAGATTCTCAACCACGGAGGCTACTACAAGGACTGCAGGGGCTATATTCTCACAAACGGTGTTGTTGTCTACACTCCAGCAGAGCATAACATGGTGTCAATCATTGATGGTATCAAGGGGACGTATGATTTCATCCACAGGGGCAATATAAGGGTGCTTCCACAGTCAATTGACCTTGGACAGGAACCAACGGAGGCACAGAGAGAGGTTTTGAGGAAGGTTGTTGCCAGCTACGCCAGAGAAGGGTTATATATGGATATAATGGGTGACATGGGAAATTTCAGTGCAAGATATGACGACCCCTATTATAACCAGGTCATGGGTGATATAGACCGATATTTTAAAGAAGGAATAAAACCACAGGGTGACATGTACGAAAACCGTTCAACCAAAAAGAGCCTTATCAAGGAAAGCAGTGATATTGAGTTCACTGGCTACCCAGACAACATGACGCTCATGATTGACGGAAACAAGGTATGCACATACAGTTTCAATGACTCCAAGGCATATCCGTTCATCATATTCAACGGCCAGGTTTATGTGGGTGACAACTACCATACACACAACCAGTTCGTATGGAGCATACCAGGCACACAGAGGACACAGCTTCCAATTGTGAAGGGCAGAATATGGGTAAGTGCAAAGGTAAACGAGTTCAACTACTCGGTTGTTTCATTCTGGGGTGCGGACACTGATGAAGACCTCAAGCCGTATGTCTACCAGGTGGCAAAGAAGGTGAAGGTGAATCCCGCCAAGATTGTGGTTGTTGCAAAGATTGGACAGTTCGGAAACAACGAGATTTCAAAGCCAGTGCCACTGTCACAATGGGACGGTACCATTCACCAGCTCACATCCAACGAAGCATACCAGCAGAACCTGCACATGATGGACTCTGGAGAGAAGCATGACAGGACTGGTGGTTTCAGACAGACAAGGGACGCCATGATTGGAAGGAAGCTTACCAACGACAAGGGCGAGGAAATGCCGATGGCCAAGTACAGGAGCATGATACAGCAGGAACAAAAGCAACACACTAACCTAATCATCACCGAATCCCAGTACAACAGGCTCTTCTTGCAAAAGAAATAGGAACAGGTTAGATATTTATATATGATAGAATTTTGTAGGAATGAAGGAATATAACAAATACGTCAAGTCGTGGCAGCAACTGTGCATCCAGCTCAACGAGGCCATGCAGAAGGACGATTTCGACACGGCCGACAGACTGCTTGAGGAGTCTGCACAGGCATACAACAGGTACAAGGAGTGCTGTTCATACCAGGAGGACAACAGAAACATGACGTTCGGTGAGCTCAACTACATGCTTGAGTCTGAGCTTCCAAGGATGTTCAAGTCAGACAAGACGGCACTCAAGGAATGTACAAAGCTCATGAAAGAGGATAATAATCTTCGTTCCGCTTTCAGGTTCATTGACAGCATGAGGAACTACGGTTGCGACGGTGACGCGAAGAACTATGTTGCGGAGTCGCTTGAGCTGGTTGCCGACGGCATTGACAGGAAGACGTTCAGGGAGAGCGTCGAGAAGCTGGCGGACCTGCTTTCAAGGCATGAGATAGGCGGTTGCAAGGTTGACGAGGAGGCCAGGAAGTTCTACAGTGCTTGCGAGAAGGTGCTCACAGAGAAGAAGAGCCTCTCCAACCTGACAGACTACACCAACTCGGTCAACACAATCGCCTCGTATATCGAAGCCAACAAGAAGCCAATGACAGAATCCAGAAAGTCGGTCGACAAGCTGACAGAGGAGCTGGAGAAGAGGATTGCGAACCTCACAGAGGAGGAGCAGTCGCTTGTACAGGACATCATAGATTTCAAGAGGCCGATGGTGGAGGAGAGGCATGAGAAGTTGTTCAACAGGTTCAAGAACGAATGTCTTAACACGGTCGACACTCTTATGGAAGGTGCAAGCGAAGAGGACAGGGAAGGTCTTAATGCCATCAAGGCACAGCTGGAGGGCAAGACATACTGCAAGGAGACAATCGTGCAGGACATTGCCAACATGCTTGAAATAAGGGACGTATTATCAGAGAAATAAGACATGGCAGACAAGAAGTTTATAAGGCTCACTGAACAAGGTTTGAGGAATCTGGTGCAGAACATGGTTCGCAAGGCTCTAAAGGAAAGCATGTGGGACAACTATGAGAACGACGTGGTTCTCACTGGCAAGGAGGATTTTGAAGACAGCAGCTTCGAGTACGAGCTTAACAAGAGGTATCCTGGCAGGAACTTCGAGTGCTGGTGTGACAACGACGGCACTGTTACGGTCACGGACCTTGACACGGAGAAGGAGTATATCGGCTACGGAGAAGTGGTATACGACAACGTCCCGCTTGGAAAACCAGACCCGCGCAACCCATACAGTGAGGCTGAGGGGAGTGAAGGACACTACGACTTCACAGAAGCCCTCAGGGACATAATGGCTAAGATTGATGCCGACGAGAACGAAAATATTATTGCGCGATGACAAAGACGGTCCGACTAACAGAAAGTGAGTTAAGGAGTGCCATAAAAGAATCTGTACACAGGATTATCCGTGAATCCAATAACACGTTCTGGGGCCAAGAGCTAAGTGGTACAACGGCTGCGGCAGGACATTTAAGCAGAGGTGTTGCGCAGGGTTTTATACAGAAGAACGGCGAACCAAAAACGATAGAAGCTGTCGCAGACTACATCGACCCAAACAGGAATAACGGCTTCGGCTTTTATACCAAAAATATGTTCAGGTCTAAAACTGGAATCAATACGAATGTAGGTATAATGAAAAACGGCACTCTGTGCTGCTATATCAACATCCATACAGTGAAGGGCCCAGCGACAAAGTACTTAAGTGTGATAAAATACGATTTCAACAAGCCTCTTATTACAAATTTGAGACTTTTGTATGACAAAACACCTGCTCATGTCGATTTAACAAAACTTTAGCAAAAAAAGTTGAGAAAATATTTGGTTTCTGTAGCAATATTGGTTATATATTATACAGAAACCTTTTTTAATGCCTTTAAGAAAAAAAGAATATAACTCAGGAGACCTCAGGATAGACAGGAGGGCGATAGCTACGGTGTCGATACCAAACGAGGACAATCCAAGCGTCATGGAGATTGGTGTGTCGCTGTTCGTCATTCCAAGGAAGCAGTTCGACATGGACGTTTATCAGGAGCAGGTAGACAGAATTACAACTTATTCCAGCAAGCTGCTCAAGGGGTACGTCAGGGATAATAAGGATGTGTTCGACGACAGGTTCATACTTGACATCAACTTCAGCACGGCGAATCTAAAGAAGGGCTACAACAAGTCGGTCCAGATGTCGATGTTCGTGAAGAAGAAATGCATGAGGAGGACGGAGAGGATGGTGTCGCTGATAAAGGACGGGATGAGGCCGATTGTGAACGCAATCACCAAGAGGATGTCAGAGGAGGGGTTCAGCTGCCATAAGAGGAGGCTGGCAATTAACAAGAAAAAGAAGTAGAGTGATGAGTGATATTAAGTGGATTTCTTGGTATGACGAAGATGACATCAAGTGGTGGTACGACAAACTAAGAGAGCTGAAAAAGCTGCCAGTCGGAATGTCGTTTGCTGAGTTCAGAAAAGATTGGATAAGGACAGGAAGAGTGATAGAACAAGCACATAAGGAAGGAAAAATATAAAAACAAAATGCGTGATTTCGAGAACAAGTTAGAAACGTACATCAATCAGAAAGTCATTTCAATCAAAGACAAGAAAAAGTACGAAGAGCTTTTCAAATGGCTTATTGAAAGGAAATACAACATCTATGAGAAGGTGGTGGATTTCAAGGATTTGTACTGTGTTTGTCTGAAATATGGCAATGACGAGACAAAGGTCTACATCACCGTTGGTGACCCTGTAAAGACGGTGTATCTCGACTATTGGCACACGGATGACCCGTACATGTTCAACTACATTGTGAATGCAAGGTGCTCTGGTAACCCGAAGATTGTTTCTGCAACGCATTTGGACAGGAAACTGTGGGTCGAGCTTGGCGACAGTTACAAGGAGGAAATCAAGGAAGCCGAGAAAGAGTGGGCTGGAGAGGTTGTGGAATGGCTGGACACCAACTGTGACGACAAGGAGTTTGTCGAAGAAATGAAAGAGAAATACAAGAAAGTAGAGTTGTGATATGTCAGAATTTTTAGGGGAACTTAAGAAAATGTTCACAGATACAGCCAACTACAAAGAAGTGGTGCTGACTGACGAGATTTTCAATAGGTGGAAAGTGCTTAGATTTTTGGAAGGCCTTGACGACGACCTGGCCAAGAAGTGCGCCTTGTCGTACGAAAGACTTGCAAGATATCTGTTAGAAAAAGGAGAAAGTGATGAAACGCTTGAATATTGTTCGTTCCCTTGTGTCAGAAGAGTTGTCCAAATCATAAAGGATGACATCATGCCAGAAATCATTGTTGAAAAATTCGAGTCAGTACGGAAGGAGTACGCATTTCTTGATGATGTGGAAAAACAATATGGTGTCGACAAAGAGGTTGAACTTGCAGCTATCACGTCAGACGCTATTGTTAATCAGTTGTTAAAGTCAGGCAAGTACAAGGTTGTCAAGGCTTAACGCTTTTTCTGTGCATAAAAAAAAAGAGGCAGGTGGTCGAAATCGATTCGTCTGTCTCTTTTTCTGCTGTATTTCTTTTTGTTTTTGTGTGGTCGGTCGACCGCAATCCAGCGGCCTCCGTTGCGCTCAAGCTCAATTTCTCGGCTCAACTTTCTCTGCGCCTGCAAGTAGTCGTCGCCGATGTGTGTTTTTGGTTTCCTGGTTTTCTGCATTTCCTTAAAATTTGTATATATAAATATTTCCAGCCTGCAGCAAAACATTTTTCACTTGCCTAATATTTATAATATATAATCGACGAGAAGTTTTATGACTATCAAGAGTTTGAACGAGGCCAAGGAACAGATGAACTTGGCGAACAGGATTTTGAAGGAGGATTACGGTTTCGGTGGCGAGTATCCGCAGGAGGGCATGCCAGAAGGTCAGTACCAGGAGGAGATGATGCCGCAGGAGGAGAACCTTGCCCAGAGCGACGAGAGAATTGCAAGAATCAGGGAGGTCGCCCTAGAAGGTCTGCAGGATTACG